AATCGTATGGCTACATTTGAACCCAAAAAATTTGAGAAAATTATTATATCCCATTGTAACTTTCTTTGGACTAATTATACAAACATTTTTAATAGAATTATGAAAGATGAATTAAATCTTAATATTTTACGCAAATTTATTGATACTCTACGCGAGGTAGAAGACGGTGGTTTAGACCAACACGAGGCATCTGTTAAAATTGGTGAAGTTTTAAAACAATTATATATCGATAGTGCTTTACAACGTGAAAAAAAATTAGATGTGGAAGGCAAAAAACGCGCGCCAAAACACAAAAAACCCGTTAATAATATAAGCTGGGCGAAATTTAAAGCCGGTGGATTAAATGAATCAATTTAAACTTATTGAATATTTTCAGTTATTGACTCTTGATAAATACCCAGAGTTCGCGCAGAAGCATCAGTTGCCACCACGAATTTTGGCATCCACATATAAGGTATAACTTTTTTACAATCAGGATAATATTGGTTAAATAACTCTCTATACCAATATTTTTCAGCTGTCGGACCATCCATATCTTTATATTTATCTTTGGCGAAATGTTGAATTGTCTCGAACCAAGATTCTTTCTGTGTACTAACTCCGTCAGAAAAGGCCTCTTTCCGACGCCAGAGTACTTCTTTGGGTAAAATATTATCGTTATCAAATGCTTTTCTTAATAAATATTTTTCGATTTTTGTCTGTTTCATTATATTAAATCTAATATGTTCTGGAATAGACAAATACATTTGCACAAAAGTTTTATCGAGAAAAGGAGTTCTAGCTTCTAAACCGTGAGAACTAATCGACCTATCAGACCTTAGTACGTCAAAATAACATATATCATTTAATAAACGCTTACATTCATGATCAAACTCTAACGCATTTGGAGCATAATGAAAATACATATATCCACCGGTTACTTCATCACTCCCGTCACCATTAAATATTACCTTTGAATCGCTAAATTCTTTTATAAACTTTGATATTAGCCAATTACCAACACTAGCCCTAACGGTTGTTGTGTCGTAACTCTCAATTGTATAAATAACCTCCGGGATAGCATTTAAAAATTCCTCTTTGCTCACCACCATTTCGTGATGGTCAGTTCCGATGAAGTTAGCTACCAATCGAGCATATTTTAAATCTTCAGAACCTTCCATTCCAATACTCCATGTTTTAAGCTTATCTGGTGATGACAATGATTTTGCAACCAATGCGGTTATTAAACTGCTGTCTAACCCACCAGATAATAAACACGCGACTTCTCTATCCGTAGTATGAACTCGTTTATTTACCGCATCAGTTAACGCATCTTTTATACATTTACAGTAATGTTCCATGTTGGTTGGTCCAACACCCAGCATTAAATTAGTGCTAACATTGTTATAATATTGTTTACTACTAATATCACCATTGTTCATATTTATCTCGGCATACGAACCCGGTTTAAATTGTTGGGCGTGTTTTTCTTCTGATAACATTTGTGTCATCATTTTCAGTTCTGAAGAAAAAATATAATAATATTGCTGTGGGGTTGCTTTGTTATACGAATAAAATAAGGGTCTGACACCAAAAGGATCTCTAGCTATAAACATTTTATTTTTGGTTTTATCGAATAAAACGAAAGAAAACACGCCGTCTAATTCATTTAAAGTGTGCTCTATTCCAAATTGTTTATAAAGGTGTATAATGATTTCACAATCCGATTGTGTTTTTGATGGAATATTGAGCGTTTTATGAATTTCTCTCCAATTATAGATCTCACCATTACAAATAAGAACACAACCATCTATTTCTATAGGTTGTCCTGACTTTGGGTTCGCATATCCATTAATAGCCAAGCGATGAAATCCAAAAATAGCATTTTCATTTATTTTTTTGAAGACGGAATTTTCAGGTCCTCTATTTTTACCTTTATGGAAATTTTGTTTTTCAAATTCGATATTGTCTGTAATTTGGTTGGATAATACCGCAAATATTCCACACATGTGAGATTATTTTAACAATTATCTTTAGGTAATTTCCAAGAATTATTCTATAGTGATATTATAATGGAAAATATCGTTAAAGGAGCTTATTATTGTCAACAAAATAGAACAACCCAATTAAGTAATAGAATGTATAAAAGAAATGTGTCTGGTATCCCCCTTCAGATGAATTATGATCCACGTCCCGTAGACACCAAATTTGTTGTGTTTCCAATATTGGACTGTCGTCTTCCGACAAATGTGCCTTGTGAACGCAGACCTATCTATAATACAAGACATATGTTCGCAGGAAGTAGTCAATCATTGCCTTTTAATGGGTATCAATCGAAAATAGACACTGAATCAAAATTAATGAATATTGTATTTCCTCTACAGTCTTGTCCTCAGGCCAAATTTATTCCTGGTTCAAAAAGTGATTTATATAATACAACTTATTTAACACCACCAATTGAAACAACGAAAATGACGAATCAATTATTATTTAAACAAGAAAAATTCTCTCCTTTCGATCCCAATATATGTAATTTAGGCAAAGATACTTTTAATAACAATACTAGAGTACAGATTAAAAATTTAAAATGAATTATTACATAAAATTATATTTGTTATGTAATTATAAACAATGGATGTTTCATTAAATTTAATTGATTTACAGTATTTAACTAATCCTGGTAAACTGACAAAACTTACATGTAAAAAAGTTCTGCAACAACTCTCCCATACTGAGTTAGATTTTTATAAAAAACGTATATTTCAATTAACAAAAGATATATTGTGCGGAGAGAAAATTAATTCAAAAGTTAATAACGCTTTTGTGAATTATGCTAAAATTTGCGTTGACCATTTTAAGTTCATGGATAAGATGGAATTGATTCAAAATGATTACGATGATATTAAACCATCTGTTAATAAAAATAATACCTTTAATATGAAAACAAGTGATAGCATGATGTTAAGAAAAAAGAAGCCTTATCGACCGAAGATTACTGATAAAATTAATATTAAAAGTACCCATGTAAATAAACCTCCTATTATACCATCAATTAAACATTTTAATTTGAAAGATCCAAAATTTCGTGAAAAAGGTTTGAAAAAGAAAAATATCAGTGGTATTTAAGATGATAGCTGGATCAAAAACGCGGAAACATCATAAACATCATAAACATCATAAACATCATAAAAAAACAAAGAAAAAAACAAAGAAAAAAACAAAGAAAAAAACAAAGAAAAAAAAATTTAAACCGGATAAGTGTTCTCCAAAAAATAATGGTGACGAACTAGATTTCACTTGCTATAGTAAATCAGCACTGCATAAATTAAAAAATACTTGGAACGCTAGACATCCGGATGTTAAAATATATAGCAACGATCCTAAAGAAATATGGCAACGTTTGAAAAAAAATATGCTGAAAACATGTCATAAGGAATCCTGTTGGTTAAGACACCAATGTATTAAAAATGACTTACCATCAGGATTCTTTATACAAAATTTCTCTCCAAAACAACCGAAAGAATGGACAAAGAAACCTAATACTTGGCTTACTTCTATTGAAATAGAACAATTAATGAAACAATATGAAAAAAAACATAAATATTTTATTTTTTTAGGACCTTCGCCAATAGATTATGACGTTCGGAAATTGCATAACGAATGCGTTTGGGAAGAAATATGTAATTTTTCTCTCTTAGATTATAAAAGCAAAGGTACGACCAAAATAGGTTTAATTTTCAATTTAGATCCACATTATAAAGAAGGGTCGCATTGGGTAGCCATGTTTATTGATATTAGAAAAAAGGCTATTTACTATTTCGATAGTTACGGGGATAAAATACCCACTCGGTTAATGAAATTTGTTAGAACAGTTCGAAAACAGGCACGAAATTTAGGAGAAAAATATAAATTTGAGCAAACAACTAGAAGACATCAATATTTATCCACCGAATGTGGCATGTATTCATTATACTTTATAATTAAACTACTAGAAGGTAAACCAATAGATTTTTTTAAAAAACGGATCGCAGATAAATATATGCGAAAGCTAAGAAGTATTTATTTTAATAAGCGATAGAATATTAAAAGTATCTCATTTTTAATATTATATGTCTGTTTTTTCTTCGCGAAACAAAAGTTTATTGTGGCAATTGTTATCGGACCACCCTAATCAAAAAAGCAATCCGAAAAAATTCCAACATGTATTGGAATACCGCGTTACAGAGATCAATAAAAATCGTTTTAAATTTAATAATGATTTAATGATTATGAATAAAGAAATTATTAGACAATTTGCCCAAGAGATACCGAAACAACAATCAGAACCCAAAAAAACACCCATGACTAAAGGTCAAGTTTTCGAAAAAAATTTAAAAGTACAACAAAATAACTTCAATACTTTAATTAATAAACAAAAACCACCAGATATCGATTTCTCAGATAAAACAGATGACTCACCCATCGATGCGAGAATGGTTGATACCACATTGCAGGAACGAGAACGCGAGTTAAAAAAAATAATGGCTGAGTATAATCCAAACGAAAATTCTGCCAAACAATGGTTA